GTGAGACACCGGCAACAGGGAGTGGCAGGCGCGGACATAACCCGTCCGCCGGCCGCACTCAAAAGATTTGCAAGAAATTTGAGGATTTATATTTCAAGCGAAAGTTAGTAAAGGTTGTCACATCAGACAAGATTTACACCAATATGGGTATTACATCTATGAGCATTTCTCATTCCAAGGAATTGGGATATGCAAGACAGATTAGTATGTCTTTGAAAAAGGTGTATGTTACAAAAAAGAGAACTGTAAAAATACCTAAATATGTATTGCAAAGCGGAGAAACCAAGGCAAATGCCGGAAAGGCTTCGACATCGAAGAGCAGTTCCAATAGCTCTGGAAGTTCCAGTGGTTCTGGAAGTAAAGGTAGTAGCTCATCAAAAAGCAGTTCCGGAAGTTCAGAAAGCACAAAGAAAAGCTCGATTCTGTATGGAATAGCGAGCAAGTCAGGATTTATTTAGGAGGTGGCTGAATGTTATATATTACTGTTCCGGATATGAACGATAGTGTTTCGTCGATTACCATAGACGAGGTAGAGTATGATATTCGGTTTACTTACAATGGAACAGGTGATTATTGGAGCTTTGGTCTTTATGATACAGACGATAATCCTATAATCGCAATGACAAAGATTGTTCCAAATTTTCCGTTGACACATTTCTTTAATTACACAGAATTGCCAAATGGTATTTTCGGAGCATTATCAAACGAAGAACGGATTACAAGGGAGAGTTTCAACAACGGTACCGCAGAATTTGTATATATCCCATGGTCCGAAGTAGAGGAGGAATAAGAGGTGGGACAGAAAAATTTTCTAAGACAATATGTTATGAAAGCCGGCAAGATGGGAAAGAAAGGTTTTGAAATCGGTAAAACCACCTCTGACAATCCTCATGCTCTACACATTAGTTTTAGTATTGAAAAATCATCTTCTGAATCAGCGAACACAGCGAAAGTGGAAGTATGGAACCTTTCGCCTGCTAATTTGAAGGTATTAGATAGAAAAGACTGCGTTATCGAATTGCAGGCTGGCTATGACGGAAATATAGCACTCATACTTGTTGGGAATGTGGTTACATCAACGACCTCCATGGATGGAGCAGACAGGCTTACGGAGATCGAGGTTGTGGATGGTCGTGTCGCATTGAGAGATACCTATATATCGGTTTCATTCTCCGGCAAGGTAAACAGCAAAGATGTATTCAATTACATAGCGGGACAGATGGGTGTTTCGGTAGTATATTCCAAAAAAGCAAAATTCAAAACTCTGCCTAACGGTTTCAGCTTTGTTGGTCCTGCTAAGAATGCTTTGAAGAAATTATGTAAGACCTGTAGGCTATCATGGTCTATTCAAAATTCGGTCTTACAGATAAGAAAACCCAACGAGCCTATAAATACCAAAGGATATCTTTTAAGCAGCGATACGGGACTTTTAGACGTGCCTAAGAGGATAACAATTTCCGCTGAGAGTGACGATTCCGAAAGCGGAGACAGTTCCAAGACATCCCAGATAGGTTATGAAGTCAGATACTTCTTGAATGGAGCTATTGGAGTGAATGATTATGTGCGTCTGGAGAGCGAGGAAGTTAGAGGATATTTCAGAGTATATAAGCTGAATATTGATGGAGACAATATGGAAGGCGACTGGATTTGTACGGCGCAGCTTTTGGAGGTGAAGTGATGTTACAGGAATTTGTACAACAAGTGGAAGATGTTGCACGTTCTGTTATGGAGGAAATGCACACCGCTATTCCGGCTAAAATACAGAAGTTTGATGCGGCAAAGAACATGGCAACAGTCAAGCCTTATGGAACATTTGTAACAGGAGCAGGAAAGAAAATGGCATATCCTGTGATTACAGGTGTTCCTTTTATATTTCCACAATGTCCGTCGGCAAAGATTGAAATAACATTCCCTGTGAAAGCCGATGATGATTGCCTTGTGATTATTTCAGAGGTTGAATTGGATGCTTGGCTTGGCGGGGGAGAATCAGATAATGATATGCGATTTGATTTGTCAAGTGCTGTCGCCATTCCGGGATTGCTCAATAAGACCAACTCTACATTAGAGGAGGCATGCAATGATAATTGTATTGTTCTGAAGAATGGCAGCACAAAGATGAAAGTGGCAAAAACAGGTGTGGAAATCACAGGAAATTTAAAGGTCAGCGGTGATGTGACAGCTGGCGGCATATCATTGAAGAAACATACACACACTGGTGTGAATGGAGAGACATCAAGTGCAAATTAAGGAGGTGTGCTTGTGGATATTTTACTTGAAAATGGGGATTTATGTTTTCGGAATGGAGATATAGTCCTTAAAAATTCAGTTCGTCAAAAGATAAATATCCGCCTCAAGTGGTTCTTCCAGGAATGGAGATGGGATGATGAATTAGGACTACCGTACTTTGAACATATTTTCATAAAAAATCCTGATGTAAACCAAATAAGAGAACTGATAGAAGATGAAATATTTAATGTGGAAGAGGTCACAGAGGTAAATGATGTGACTATCAGCATTGATAAAACAAGCCGTAAGGCAATTATATCTTATGAGGCGGTTACGGACCAAGAAACTTACAGAGAGGAGGTTGCCATCTATGGCTGATTATGGAGTTACCGAAAAAGGATTTGTGGTAAAGCGATTGGATGTGATATTAGATGAAATACATTCTGATTTGACAGAGCAGTTCAAATTCAATACAAGACAGGATCCACAATCTTTCTTGAATGTGTTGGTTACTACATTTGGTGGAAAAATATCAGAACTGTGGGAAGTGGCACAAAACAGTTATTACGCAAAATATCCGTCAACAGCGGAAGGAGCGAGCCTTGATAATGCTGTTCAGTATGGCGGAATTAAAAGAGAAAAGAACAGTTACAGTTATTATAAACTGTACTGCAAAGGGGAAGACGGAACAACCATAAGACAGGGAGCTGTTGTAGCTACAAATACTGCTCCGCAAATGAAGCTGAATGCAGTAAGTGAATTTGAAATAACCAGAGACAAGTTTAATTGTGCAGAGATAAGAGTGGCTGCCGCAAGCAAAGGCTCTCTCTATTCTGTATCGGTTAATGGTGTTCAGTATAGTTATACAAGCACCAGTGATGATGCTCTTGAAATTCTAAATGGACTTGCTGCAGTTACGAAGCCGGAGGGATATGCGATTTCGGTAGATGAAGAAAATCTGACACTATCCATTGTGGACGAAGCTGTTTCGAGAGTTGGCATATTGGTTCTATCCGACAATCTGACCACTGCAAGCGTTACTGTGATAGCAGATTTTGCTACTAATGATTACGGAAAATTTATATTCCCGGATGGTACCATAACTGTAATTATTACCAATATTGCAGGATTTGAAAGTGTGCAGAACTTAATACCGCCTACATATGGCAGATTGCAGGAAACAGATGTTGAGTTAAGGCATTCATATTTGGCAAAATCAGCTATTCGTTCTACAAGAATGATTGACAGTATTTGCTCACAGCTGATAAATAATGTCGCAAATGTAGAGAGTGCAACTGGTTATGAGAATGAAACTGATGATACAGATTTGGAAGGAAGACCGCCTCACAGTGTAGAAATTATTGTGGATGGTGGCGAAGCTTCGGAAATTGCCGCCATTATTCTTGATAAAAAAGCTGCCGGAATTCAGACTTTTGGAGATATAGAAGTAGAGGTTGCCACGAAGTATGGTGATGCGGTTCCTATTAGATTTAATCGTCCGGAATATGTTTATACATGGCTCAAAGTCACTTTGGATGCGGATTCCTCTTATCTTCCAACAAATTATGCAAATCTTACGATAGATTCTATTCTAAGTAAGGCTGCTGAGTTGAAAGCAGGAGACGCATTGCTGTCACAGACCTTTAATGACGGCATCTATGATACTGTTGGTGGTGTTACATACATTGATATCAAATGTGCGACGACAGGTGATAAGGATTATATTCCGACTGAAAGCGAATATTCAAAAGTCAATGTATCTGTAACGAGCAGACAGAAAATTGTCGTGACGGATACGAGAATTGAGGTGGTGTATAGTGGACATTCTTAATGCTTGGCTTGATGATTTACCACAGCAGTTCCAAGGAAAAGAACTCATAGAGAGCTTAATTTCGGCATTTGCAAAGCAGATCGAGGAAATACAAGGGGTGTTCACAGAACTTGACCTACAGACAGATTTAGAGAGTGCTGTGGGCAAAAATCTTGACATGGTTGGAGATATTGTGACGCTCACAAGAAAAGAAGCTGGTGTTCTGGCAGGGATTGATGTTGAAGACCCTGTTATCAGTGATGAACGATACCGACAGTTCCTAAAGTATCAGATGTTGGTAAATACAAATGAGTGTACCTACAATGACTTGATGGATGGTCTGGCTCTGTTATGGGATGTTTCACCGATTTATTACAAAGAGGACCCCGCACTTCCGGCGGTAATCATATTGACAATGCCTTTTCTTACTCCGGGAGGAAAAGTGGTTACACTCGGAGAGGTTCCAATGGTAAAGCCAGCAGGAGTAAGAATAGAATTTCAGTATTACATCAAAGTCATTGTAGAAATTGCAATGAATTATTGGATTTATTCGTATGGTGTTCCAAGGTGTAATACGCTTGTCTGCGGCACATATCCAAGAAGGGCAACTCTTGGTAATATCATGGAAATCCGTTGTGAGAATGATGTTAATGCTATTATAGCTGCATTTGAAAGCAGTCCTACCGGAACTATCCGTATCGGAGGAAAGGCTTATAACGCAACTCTTGGTGATGTCATTTCGGAAGATATAGAAATTGAAATCAATAGCAATCTGCAGATTGTAGATGTGCTGAAATCCGGTATCAGTGTTGCGGGTGTGAATCCGGAAAAAGCTGTACAGGGAATGGTTATTCCGAAAGATATTCTTGTAGACGGACAACTTTATACAGAGAAATATAAACTGCCAGCAACCGGCCGCCAGACAACAGGTGGAGGTGAGCTGGCAGATGTTTTATCTGTGGGTGTTCAACTGGAAACAAATGCTGAAGCGTTGTTATCGGTGGGTACCGCAACACAGATAGCAGCTTCTCCGAATGAGAAATGCGGAGATGAATCAAAAACAGTTTCCGTTTCGGACAATGAAATGGAAAGCAGTGTCAATGTCTATATAGCAACTGCAAAAGTGCGAAGGTGCGGAACGGTTGCTTGTGGAAATAAAGAATAGGAGGTAGCAGAATGGCATTTTGGAAAACAGACTTTCTGAACAAACGCAGAAAGCAGTGGATGGAGGCTATTCATAAGTTTCAGTATCAGGTAAATGGAACTTGGTATGATGCCAAAATCAACAGCAAGACAATCACAGGGAATATGGTTGTTTTTGTTGTAAGTCTGCCGACTGTTCCAAAGACAGCTCATACGATTACCGGATTGCGACTTTGGGATGTAACCGGTGTAGTGTGTGCTGAACAGGCGGTCACAGTTAAACGCACCGCATCACAAGGTGTGTTGGCAAAATTTGAGTTCCCAATTTACGAGAAAGGAGATGAATAAGGATGGATGAATATGTAACACCGGATTACCTGGAAGGTAATAAGACAGGTCAGTATCAGCCGGAAACATGGCTTGATGAAGTTGTGGATGTGGCAGACCCTAAAAACATTATACAGGAAGGTACACCAATGGATGCCGAGCATTTCAATCACATGGAGCAGGGAATTCACAATAATTCTCTTATGCTGGCAATTCTTTTGGAGAATGTGAAGCAGAATAAGCAGGCAGTTTCTTCGGTTGAGGGTGAGCTGATAGAAGTTACACTCACAAACAGCAAAGGTTTCTATTTCAACAATTCTGCCAAGACGGTTGCTTTGAGCAAAATTCGCAACAATCTTGATTACAGAGTATTTGTTGAAGTACAGGGAAATGTTACGAATGTTGGTGATGTTGTGGTATATGACAAACAGCTGAATGGTTTCAAGATTGCATATACCGGAAGTGCCGAGAGCGTATCTCTCAAATGCTATGTACAGGGAGGTGTATCATAATGGCAAATGTAATTATCCATAATGACGACAGGAGAAAGCAGACTAATCAGACATTGAGAGATTATGGCATTGACCCGTCGAGAGCGACTAAGGCACAGAGAGAAATGGCAGACTGTATTGGCTGCAAGTCGAATGAAGCAATTAAGGAATTGAGAAGGAGGTAAACAGCATGAATGTTGTTGAGGTAAATGTAGGTAAGAAAATCGAATATAGTACCTACAAGAATAAGATTACTTTTGAAGATGAACTCACATTGAATTGTGAAAAGAGAGAGCAGGACTTTGATGTTTGCATTGATATTTGTATCGATAAGGACGGAATGCTCACTTTAGGAACACTTGGAGAGAAGTATGCCGCACAGGTAGAAATTCCTGCAAGACAGTATACAGAAACAGAGGTTGCCAATCCAGATTACGATCCGGAAGACGAGCAGAGTAGCGAGACTATTATTGAGAGAACTCCGGTGGCTTTCAGTATGGCAAATGTAACCCTTAAATTATATGCAATCGAATAAGGAGGATTTGAACAATGGGAAATTATGATCAGATGGCAGCTGCGGTAAGCGAGCTGTCCGGTGGAAAAAATGTTGTGTTGCTTGACGATATCGGAATGCCTTCGATTTATGTAAGAGTTCCGAAAGGAAAAAATTCAGAGTTAGTAACAGGGCTGACCGAAAACGCACATCTTGCATTTAATGTAAATAGTGTGGAAAAGGCAGCTTTTTATTATTCCAAGTATCAGAATATTATCGAGAACGGAAGAGCATATTCCTTGGCACACAGAGACCCGAAGACATATGTTACATTTGATGCGGCAAGAAAAGCGTGTGAAGCAAAGGGAGCAGGTTTCCATCTTTCTACATTAGCTGAGTGGTCTTATCTTGCGTTATGGAGCAGAAAGAACGGGACAATGCCAAGAGGTAACAACAACTATGGCAGAGATGTTTCTTATACTCATGAAAAGGGTGAGGAAAGTGCAAAGGACGGAACAAAGACAGGAAGAACATTTACAGGTTCTGGTCCTGTGACATGGAATCATAATCATCAGTCAGACGGTATCTGCGATATGAATGGTAATGTATGGGAATGGAATGCAGGTATGCGTTTGGTTGACGGAGAAATCCAGATTATTCCGTACAACAATGCTGCTTTGGGTTCTGAATGTGATATGAGTGATACATCTACTCTTTGGAAAGCAATTTTGGCTGATGGTTCCCTTGTAGAACCAGGAACAGCTGGCACCCTTAAATGGGATTGGGTATCTAGTCAGATTCAGCTTACATCAGGAACACCGACATATACAACTGATGCAGGTGTCGGAGCACAGTATCAGAACATGACACTTGCTTCTGGATTAACTGCTCCGGAAATTGCGAAAATGCTTTTGTTATATCCGGATGAACCAGGCGGGGATTATGGCGGAGATTATCATTGGTTCAATCCTGTCGGCGAGCGTGTGCCGATTTGCGGGGGCAGCTGGGGCTCTGGTGCCTTTGCCGGCGCCTTCTATGTCGGTCTGAACGGTCCGCGCTCG